ACCCCGAACAACAACCACCTGACAAACAGGTAAAGAACACACAAACAACCTCCCGACGCTGCAAGGCTAAAGCCAAACACCGGGAGCCATGCCGGAACAGACCCCGGCACTCACACAACCCCGGAAACGGGTGAATAATAACTAGCCACAGGACAGCCGAAAGGCTGACAGAAGCATCCCCGGCAAAGCCGGAACAAAACGATCAGGAAAGCACACAGCAGACAAGTGCTAAGCCGGAGAGGGGCCACAAAGCCCCGAACCGGAAATGACCACAAAAGGGCGAAAATGACGCAACCCATCACACCGGCCACCGAAAGAACGCACGATATAGACAATCCTAGAGAGCCGGAAAGCGCCCAAACTACCGAAAAACCACCAAAATACAAACAAAAGACGCTAGAAGCGATACGATTAGTGCAGGCAGGTGCAGACCCAAAGACCGCCCTACAAATCACCAACGGCAAAAGCCAGATCAGTGAACGAGCAATATTTAACCTGAAAGAAAAATGCCGAAAGTACTCCCTAACCAACCCTAAGCTGGTTAAACTCGCTCACAACGCTATCAAGGATTGCCTCACTGACCAGCCGATCATCAGCAAGCGCACAGACAAGCAAGGGAATGAAATCATTGAAGAAAACGCTCCAACGTGGGCGAATAAGATTGCAGCGGCCAGCATGGTCTATGACCGAGCCGAGCCGACCAAGCAGCCGGAAGCACCCGGCGGCGGTCTGACGGTCAACATAATCCCCATCGCAGCCCAGGAGATCATAGACCGGATGACGGCGTGGAAAACCAGGCAAGTGGAGGGAAGCGTAATTGACATTCAAAGTGGAGGGCAGATCGAGGCTGGAAACGGCTGAAACGAGCAAAATAATCCTGCTCCACTGATTTTCCACAGCGAACCACCTTGAAATCATTGAGGAAAAAACGTCAAGGTCAAATAATAAGTATTATGTAAACATGGCAAATCAGGCACAAGTGGAGGATGGAGGCCAAAAACCTTATGTCAAATGTGTCCGAGGTGTGGGAAGAGGGGAGTGAGGCCGGGATGCAGGAAAAAGTCGTCCCCCCTGCCAGAGAAAAAACGGGGGATTGAAATCCCACTAGATCAAACCTCCCACCAGCTTGTCGCATAATTTTTTAGAAAGTGAGTTTATGGACAGAGCCACAGCGCATGAGACCTACCTGAAAGCTGTTAATGCTTGCCCTGATGCGGAGAGTAAGCGTCTGGTGATGCGTAAGCTCTGCCAGGAAGATTTGTTCTACCTGTTGGTTTACGGGTGTGGTCGGTTGGATGCTGACCGGGATTGGATATACGGCCGTTGCAGAGAGGTTGAGTTACATCCCAATGGTCATGTGGATTTGTGGGCAAGATTCCACTATAAATCGACAATCCAGACCTTTGCTAAGACTATTCAGGACATCTTGAATCACCCCGATTGGACGTTTGGGATATTCAGCCATACACGCCCCATTGCCAAAGGGTTTTTGCGGCAGATCAAGCGGGAATTTGAGTGCAATGATTTCTTAAAGTGGTTATTTCCCGACATTTTGTATGCCCGTCCCGATCAGGAGAGTTTAAAGTGGTCGGAGGATGACGGGGTTATTGTGAAGAGGAAGTCTAATCCAAAGGAATCTACGATTGAAGCGTGGGGTTTGGTGGATGGACAGCCGACTTCACGGCATTTCGATGTAATGATTTATGATGACGTTGTTACGTTGGAGTCCGTATCCACCCCTGAAATGATTAACAAGACCACGAAGGCGTGGGAGATTTCGCTTAACCTTTTGTCCGAGAAGGGCGTTTCAAGGTATGTGGGAACTCGCTATCATTTTTCAGATACCTATAAAACAATTATTGAGCGCGAGGCTGCGATTCCACGGATTCACACCGCTACCGACGATGGGACGTTTTCTGGCAATCCTGTTTTAATTACCAAGCAGAAATTGACTGACCTGATTAAGCGGATGGGTTCTTTTACCGCTTCTTGTCAGTTGTTCTTAGACCCGTTGATGGATGACGTTCAGAGGTTTGACCCCAAGTGGGTTCGATATTGGACGGAAGCCGATGCTTCGAGGATGAACATTTACCTACTGGTTGACCCTGCCAACGACAAGAAAAAGAAGTCCGACTATACGGCCATGTTTGTCGTGGGGGTGGATGAAAAGGACGACTACTACATCTTGGATATGGTGCGCGACCGCCTGAATCTTACTGAGCGTGCGGATAAATTGTTCGAGCTTCATAAACAGTGGAAGCCTATTCGGGTTGGTTATGAGAAATACGGTATGCAGGCCGATATAGAGCATTTCAAAGACAAGATGGAGCAGGACAGCTACTATTTCGGGATAGAGGCTTTGGGAGGGAATACGGCGAAGTTCGATAGGATTCGGAGACTGGTGCCTTTATTTGAGGCCGGGAGGATATTTTTCCCGAAGGTCTTTACCCGAAAGAACTACGAGGGCGTGAATAAAGACCTGGTGGGGGCGTTTTTAGACGAGGAATACAAGGCTTTTCCGTTCGGGGCGCATGACGATATGCTTGACTGCCTTGCGAGAATTACAGACGAAAACATGGCCGTATTCCCCACCAAGTACGAAGAACGCCGGTTAAAGCCCATGTCCACCATTATCATAGACGCATTAGAGAAGAAGAACCCCGACGATGAGTTTGGGGATTATGTCGCTTCGGAGATGGACGCATACGAGAGAGCTATGGGGTTCGGCCATAGGGAAATGGATTTGATTTATGACCGGGTGTGAAATTTACGCCTTAATAGGTGCGCTGTTCGCCGGAGGTTTTATCTGGTTTGGCTTTCGCTTGGGACGCATGACGACTAAGCCCGTATCGGACAAGCAGTTTGATGTAGGCAAGATGCCCTTGACCGACCATGACCCTTATCAGGAAGCTCTTGAGAAACCGGAAGAAGTTATAAAGGACAGAGAATGAAAGTCATTTGCGAAATATGTAACGAGTATATCGCCACTGTGAATTTAGAGGATGTTTCAGTTCCGATGTTGGGGAGTATGTTCAAGACGCCGGATGACTTTCATGGTTACGACCCGCCGTTTCTTCCTGACACGACTTGGGAAGATATGAGATGCGGCTACTGCAACCAAAGACCCTTCACGGAGAGGGACGGTTTTCTGACGGATGAGGGGTATATCAAGATACAACCGAAGATTGTTGAGGCTTCAGTAATCCCCCCGTCTGTGCTGGAAGAGTTTGAAGTGAAGGTGGATAACGTCAAGGTTGAGTTGGAATCAAACGCTTTTGTTTGTGAAGTTTGCGGAAAGATTTGCAAGGGCAAGGCCGCTTTGGGCGCACACATGAGGGTTCATAAGGGGTAATTAATGGCTGACGAGAAAATATCATACGAAGTTCTACCGGCAGAAGGCGATAAGGATGTCGGCTTGAAGGTGTATTCTATTCTTGAAGCCATTATTGACGACAAGGAAAGCCGTGGTCTGATTAAGCGGTGGAACAGGAATTATGAGTTAAAGCGGGGGAAACACTGGCGCAACAAGACTAAACCCGGCGTCCCGTTAATTACCGCTAACCTTATCCACAAGCATAGACTTAATACAATAAATTCTCTCACAGACAACAGCCCTATTTTTAACGTAGCTAAGATAAACGATTCCGAAGAAATAGATCAGGAGCTTTACGAGAACTTACAGCGAACCGCCGAACATTGGTGGAATGAACAGGAACAGCAGGACATATTTGAATCGTCCGTGAATAACGGAGAGGATTACGGCATTGCCATTGAGAAGGTCATTTTTGATCCCGATCTTGAGGAGGGCGGCGAGGTTGAAACCATCGTTGTTGACCCATTTCATTTCGGCGTGTACCCCGTTAATTGGACAAACCCCAGATATTTACAGAAGTCCCTTGCCGTCCTTCATTATTACCCCAAGTCCTTAAACGAAGTCCGCAGGATGTATCCTGACAAGGCCAGCGAGATTAAACCCGACGAGGATATTTTAAAGGAACTAGGCGACGAAAGACAGGACATTAATACACAGGATTCAGGCAAGGGCGGTCTATTAACCACCTTTGCCTCTACCGCTTACAATATTATCAACTTCAACAAAGGCGCAAAGACCACAGCCGACGACGAAGAAGTTTTGCTTGTCGAGGCATGGGTCAGAGACTACCGGACGATCACAGAGAAAACAGAAGAAAAGGTTGTTGACGAATTTGGGAATGTCGCGGTTATCGTCAAGGAAGTTACCCGTCCCAAGTATCCCGGTTTTATCCGAAGGGTAACGGTTTGCAATTCAGGTCAGTTGGTTTTGGAGGACACAGCGAACCCGAACATCAA